TAGAAGCCTGTGTTGGCGCCTCTGTTGTGGGGTTTTCATGCACCTCGCCTGCATGGCCACATGCGCTCCGTTTAGCACAAATGATTAAAAAAGTAAGCCCCGAGACACGTACAGTGGTGGGGGGATATCACCCAACCGCTCTTCCGAATGTATGTATCAGTCATGATGCAATTGATCATGTTATCTTAGGAGAAGGAGAGGAATCCTTTTTCCATCTTGTAAATGGGGATATCAATGATCCTATTATTCCCGGCACCAAGCCTCCTATGCAAGATTTACCATGGCCCGACCGCGAAGTTATAAAAAATCATCGAACGGTGGACTTATGCGAGTCAATGAATGGTAAGCGAATTGCTTCTTTTCAATGTAATCGCGTGTGTCCCGTTAATTGCGCTTTCTGCGCAGAGAGGATTATATCAGGCCGCTTCCACAAAAGAAACAACCCGATTAGATCACGCGATGTATCTGAGCTTTGTGATGAGATTAAACATGTAATTGAGCAGCTAGATTTAAATTATTTTAAGTTTGTTGACGCTACTTTTGATATTTCGGCAGACTTTGTAATCGAGTTTTGCAAAGAAAAAATCAAAAGAGGTATAACCACAGAGTGGGAATGTCTTATTCACGCCTCCTTCGCTAGCGAAGAGATGTTTAAATGGCTTAAAAAATCTCAATGCCACCAGGTGAATATTGGGTGTGAAAGCGGAAGCGATAGGATATTAAAACAAATTGGCAAAGGGCTTAAAACTAAAACAATACGCAATGTTTTTGCGTGGGCTAAAAAATATGGTGTCGAGCGCCGCGGCTTTTTCCTACTTGGGATGCCGAACGAGACACGTGACGATCTTCTACTAACGGAACAACTTATCGATGAAATCAAGCCGGATGTAGTAGGATTCACTATTCTATGTCCTTATCCCGGGACTAACTTTTACGATCCCGTGAAGTACAAAGATGTAGACTGGGAGTTTGCAGATGAGTACTCCAACGATTTTTGGTATACCGAACACTTTACCAATATTGAACTTAAAGCACAGCAAGCATATTTTAAAACTAAGTATGATTTGCTTCTTTGTGAGCGACAAGAAGATTCATCACAGTCCGGTGGCTTCGGAGACATGCGGGAATTAGAAAAACAATCAACGTCAACCCCCATCGGTGCTAACATCACTAACATCCCGGAATCTCAATAGATTAGATAAAATACCACTTAAAATTGTGGGCATTATACGCTACTATAAGATTAGCTTTAAAAAGGACAACAGTATCGTGAACTTATTGGTAACAGGGGGATGTGGGTTTATTGGGTCAAATTTTATTAAAATGATCCTAGAGTCAAAACGTTCATGCGTCTCCCGCCTTGTTAATTTAGACACTTTAAGTTATGCGGGAACTATCTCGAATGTGCAAGATTGCGAAGGCGATGAAAAGTATTTTTTTGAGAAAGTTGATCTCTGCGATGCCGCAAAAGTAGAAGCAGTCTTCGATAAACATGGTATTACTCACGTCGTTCATTTGGCCGCAGAAAGTCACGTCGACAATTCGATTACAAACCCCGGGGCCTTCATTCAGAGTAATATTATAGGAACTTATAATTTATTAAATGCGTCGCGTAGAGCATCTATTGTGCGTCTGCATCACGTTTCTACCGATGAAGTATACGGTGATTTAGGGGACACCGGTGAATTTTCGGAGACTACACCGTATAATCCCCACAATCCTTATTCGGCCTCCAAGGCATCTTCGGACTTTCTTGTAAAATCTTATTTTCACACTTATGGACTGCCCGTCACTCTATCCAATTGTTCGAATAATTTTGGACCACACCAACATGACGAAAAATTTATTCCCACTGTTATTCGCTCTATTTTACAGGGGAAAAAGATTCCCTTGTACGGTGAAGGAAGAAATATTAGAGATTGGATTTATGTAAAAGATCATTGTGAGGGCATATGGGAAGTTTTTCAAAATGGAAGACTCGGTGAAACCTATTGCATCGGCGCACGCTGCGAGAAGAGAAATATAGAGATAGTAGAGGAAATTTGCAAAATTTTAAAGGTGGAGGCTGCCAACTCCATCGCGTATGTGCAAGACCGCGCTGGCCATGACTATCGCTACGCCATTGATAATACCAAAATTACAACCCAATTGTCTTGGTCTCCGCAAACTGCGTTTACAGATGGGATAAGAAAAACAATCGAGTGGTATAATGAAAAATATTAAAGGAATCGTCCTCGCTGGAGGAAAGGGCACCCGCCTTTATCCCCTTACAAAGGTAACAAATAAACATTTATTGCCTCTTGGGGGCGAGCCCATGATCTTGCACCCAATCCGTAGATTAGTCGAAGCCGGCGTTACAGACATCATGATAGTTACAGGGGTTGAACATTGCGGCAGTATCATGACCCTCCTAGGCTCCGGCGCTGACTACGGGTGCTCTTTTACTTATAAAGTCCAAGATCAGCCCGATGGAATTGCCGGAGCACTCAAACTATGCCGAGGGTTTGTTGGGAACGATTGCTGTGCAGTCTTATTGGGGGATAACATATTTAAAGATAATTTGTCCACCCATCTGAAGACTTTTTGTGAGGATGAAGTCGGGTGCAAGGTATTTTTTAGAACGGTACCTGATCCGCGCCGCTATGGCGTAGGGGTCTTTAAAGGAGATAAGTTAGTATCTATTGAGGAAAAGCCCGAAAGACCGCAAACTAATCTTGCATGCGTGGGGATCTATTTTTATAAACCTAGCGTCTTTGAAATTCTTGACAAAGTGAAACCGTCCGCTCGTGGGGAATATGAAATCTCCAGCGTTAATAATATCTTTATTGACAATGGTGACTGTAGTCATGCAACGCTTGAAGAGAGATGGGCCGACGCTGGAACCATGGACTCTTATCATGCTACTAATGCACTGGTGTATAATGAAAGATAAGGATAAGAAGTTGAAATTATTAGTAACAACCCGGGCCGACGCCGCGTTCACCCCGTGGGTGGAACTTACTCATCCTATAATTCGTCAATACGCGCAGAGAATAAATGCAGATTTTCTTGTCTTGGATGAGGGCCAGGATTGTCGCGAGGCCACTGGGGGCATCGGCAACGGTATCTATCAATATCGCATTATGAAACATTATGACCTCCATGCAACTTATGATCGTATTCTTCATTTAGATAGTGATATGATCTTAACTCCAGATTGCCCCAACTTGTTTGATGTGGTCCCTGACGACCATGTTGGTACTATATTAGAAGACAAAGGGACGCGTAAGCTTCAACGACTTCAGTGCGTCGCCAACGCCCAAAAACAGTTTGGAGACATTGGATGGAAGCAAGATTATATAAATACCGGTGTTTTTGTAACTTCGAAATGTCATAAAGATGTTTATTTACCCATTCAAGGAAAATATTTTGTAGATTGGGGAACAGATGATATTCATATTGGCTATCACATCAAACGATTGGGATATCCGATTCATGAGTTGTCCTATCATTACAATCACATGACTATGTTTTCCGAGGCGTGGAACGGAAATCCGGATCGATTCGACTCTTATATTATTCATTACGCAGGCGCGGGAATATTCGACGGTTCCCGCGCAAGTTCAAAGCTAGAGCAAGCCACACAGGATTATCAGAGGCTTTACGGATGAAAACTTTAATTGCAGGCCCATGGGTGGGCGAATTTGGATGGGAACTGTTTGCATGGCATGGCTATGTTCGCGCCCTTTCTAAAAACTTTGAGAAAACAGTGGTGATATCTCGAAACAACTCCGAATCGCTCTACACAGATTTCGCGGACGAATTTTTTAGTTTTGATGCGTTGGGGGGACTCCCTGATGCCTTTTTTATGCATAACGTCAGTATCGAACAATGCCTCAAAACCGCCATTCGTGAATACAATATCCCTCTCACCAAAGACACTACGTTGCTTGTACCGCGACGCATCGGTATCCCGCCGCACACCCATTATTCTCAACATGTTCTTTTAGGAGAAAACCTCCTTCAGCCCCTTTATGTGCAACTAGGTCACGAGAAAACCCGAACTTATGATGTTATTTTTCATGTGCGGCGCCGAGAGTTGCGCAAAGAGGATAACTGGAGCGCCGAAAATTGGCTGAAATTGAGAGAATTATTAGGAAAATATAAAGTGGCGTGCATTGGAACTTCGAAAGAATCTGGATGGATTGAGGGAACCGATGATTTGAGAGATATTCCCTTGGGAGAGTTGACCACTGTCTTGCGCAACGCAGGTTGTGGTTTTGGCCCCTCCTCTGGCCCTATGCACCTCATGAGCTTATGTGGACTTCCGCATGTTGTATGGTCTATAGTCCAAAATAAGAGACGCTACGAAGAGAATTGGAATCCGTTGGATACAAAAGTATTATTTTTGAGTGATCACGAATGGCATCCCTCCGCCGAGTATGTATATGAGCGCTTTTTAGAATGGCAAGAGTTTGACGGAGGTGTCAATGCATAAAATAGGTATTATCGGAAACGGTTTTGTGGGATCATCGATTGCCGCAGGTTTTGGCCTTCACGCAGATGTACGGGTATACGATGTCGACCCCAAGCGCACGATGGATCCCTTGGAAAGCGTATTAGATTGCGACTTTATTTTTGTATGCGTCCCCACTCCCATGCGATTAGATGACCATAATAAAATTGACTTATCTTTAGTGAAAAAGGTTTTTGAAACAGCCTCGCGGCTAAACAAGAAAGATAATATCTTTATTTTAAAATCGACTGCCATACCCGGCACCACCCATCAATTAGCGCAGGAATACCCTAATTTGAACATTATCTTCAACCCAGAATTTTTAACGGAAAGATCTGCGCGCCTTGATTTTATCAATTCGTCGAGAATTATTCTAGGAGGTCATGTTGAATTATGCAATCGCGTAAAATTGCTTTATCGCGAGAGATTCCCCCACACGCCCATTGTTATGTTAGATGCCAAATCGGCCGAATTTATAAAATATATGTGTAATTGTTTCTTTTCAACTAAAATATCTTTTATGAATGAAATGAAACAGGCGGCAGACGTCCTAGGGTTGGAATGGGATAGTATAGTTTTAGGGTTTTTGTTGGACGGTCGCATAGGTAATTCACATGTCGATGTTCCGGGACACGATGGTAACGCTGGATTTGGAGGAAAGTGTTTTCCTAAAGATTTGAACGCGTTTATTAATTTTTTTAAAAGTATAGGGGTTGATCCCAAAGTATTGTCTTCGGCTTGGGAAAAGAATCTGGAAGTTAGAAAAGACGCCGATTGGGAGCGTATCGAAGGCGCCACATCAAATTTTAAAGGAGAATAAAAATGAGTGAAATGAAGTTATCAAAACAAGCAATTGGAGCCATTATGATGGCATTGCAAAAAAGCTTAATGGAGCAAACTGATATTGTTCCCGTGTTCGAAAGCTTCAAGGTTAAGTTGTCAGAGGAAGGGCTAGTTGTACTTAACCCTCCCTTGGTTAAATTCAACGAGGAGACGACTGAGCAATTCTCAGAAGATACCGAAGCGGTTGAACAGAATGAGGCATCTGAGAGCGCTTAAATGCCCATTTATCTCTACGAGTGTGATAGCTGTAAAGAAACCTTTAAAGTGCGTCATAGTATGTCTGAAACATGTGAATGTTGCACTTTGTGCGGTTCGAACATGGTAGAGAGAAAGCCCGTATCCTTTATGAATCTTTCAAAGCAAAAGAACGTTACAACAAAGGTGGGGGACGTAACTAATGAATTCATCGAGAATTCCAAAGATGATTTGAAAACGCAAATCGAGGAACTAAAGAAAAAAAGATGATTATAGATTTAACCGGGGTGTTATTGGTTGTATCTGGACTAATAAACTGTGTACTTATATGGTATATTGTGCAGCTTCTTAAGCGCTTTCTTAATTTTCAAGCGCAATTGGATGGGTTTATGGACAAAATTCAAGAATATGCTGATCATGTAGATATCGTATATAACATGGAGAATTTTATGGGAGATCCCACGTTAGGAAACCTTTTACAGCATTCTAATGACATAGCAAAAGAATGCAATAATTTCAAAGAGTTCTATTTAACCGAGGATGAGGACAACCCCCCAGAGGATCTGGAGGAAGAAATGAATTATGGCGACTAAACGTAAAAATTATTATTTCACGCAAGATCATGAAGATGCTATAGTGAAATATTGCAGCACTGAAGACCCCAAGCTTCGCAACGATCTCTACAAAGACTTCATTGGCCCCGTTTTCAATGAAATGGTGGATAAAATAGTTTTCACCTATAAATTCAATACGTTACCTAACATAGATGCTTTGCGCGACGACTGTAAAAATTGGCTAATCACAATTTTAAACAAGTATGACCCGAGCAAAGGCTCCAAAGCTTTCACCTATTTCAGCGTAGTTACAAAAAACTGGTTTATCGCTCAGGTGAAAAAAACCAGCAAAAAGGCACGCAAAGAGATCTTACTAGAGGATTTCTATATTGATAAAAGGTCGGGAGATGAAAAAACTGATCCGTCGCTCGTTGAAGAAAATACCATCATTGAAGACAGCATCAAATTAGAGTTTTTCCTTAATCTTAAACAAGAAATCGACTCCTGGCATGCCCTTCCCCTAAAGCCCAATGAAAAGAAAACCGTGCAAGCAATTCAAGTCTTATTTGATGACGCTGAAAAAATAGAAATTTTCAATAAAAAAGCTATTTACCTATACATACGCGAGATAACCGGCTTGAATACTAAACAAGTTGTAAGTTCTTTAAATCGCATTAGAAAAAGGTATAGAGAGTTTAAAAAAGGATGGGACGAGATATAAAGGATTTAGACGCACACCTAGAAGAGGCCATCGCCAATATTCGCAATGACCGCGCCATCACCTCCGCCCTGCTTACGGATCTCTTCCAAGAGCTTAAAAAGAATAACGATATCGAGACACACAAAAACTTGGGAATTATTGCTTCCAAGTACGTGGAGACACTGCAACGATCTAATGAGCAGTTAGTCAAAGTAGCGTCAATTCTTAATAAGAGCCAAGGCCCCGAGACTTCCTTAAATGAGAGCGACAAAGAGGGGCTTCTTGATTTAATTCAAGGCAAAGGGGAGAAATAACTCATGAGCAGCACTTTAGATAGCATGTACAATCAGGTTGTTAATGACACAATTCTAAAAACAACAGAAGAACGCCTGCTTATAGATCCCAAACTGGAAAACTCTATACACCAGCTCCGAAAAGCGATGGTCGAAACCTTCGAACCCAATAAGCTTAAAAATCAGAGTAAATATCGGGCAATTTGTTTAGGGCAGTTACCCTCTACCACCGAAAACGACAAAACGAAAATCCGCATTAAAGCGCGAATACCTGAATTACACACGTTGCTTCCTCTTCCCGTGAATGATACGGATTACGCTCGCATAGCGAGCTATCCAACTTTTGTGGGACAAGATTTGTTTCATCCGAATAACAACACGGCGGTGGATGATATTCCGGTTGGAAGCGAGGTCGAGGTATCCTTTGGAGATAACATCAACTTCACGCAGCCGCGGCTAGAGCGTGTGATAAGTATAATGACATCCCAGCGGCTGGAGAACACCCCACAATCTAAAAATAGCCCCAAAAAGAACCACAAAAGTGGCAAACGACCAAAACAGCAGAATCCTGGCGGTGGAGGTTCTAGTAAAAACGCGCCCTCTTCTAATACAGCCGCGTCAGACGTGTTGGATACTTCCGCGGGTCGATGGGGTCTAGCACATGTCGCCGAAGAGTTGAAGAAGGCCAATCTTTCCAAACCCCTGGGCTGGAATAATTATTTTCTGGGCAGCAAGTTAAAAGACACGGCCGATGCCCACCGCGTGGCTCGGGTCATAGTAAAAGACTTTGTGGAGCTTTATGAAGCCGTCCAAACGAGGGGCGGCATCTTCACCACGGCGGGACTGTGGCGCCCCTCGAGGGCAACCGGGCAGCCAAAAAAAGGTGGCGAAGCAAGCTTTTCTTTTCACCACCTAGGCCGAGCATTCGATTTACATATGTGGAGTGGAACACCAGGAAGTGTCGGAAAAGGCGCGCAGAAAGCTTTTAGAACCGACGTTGGCCAACCAGTAATGACTCCCCAAAAGCCATTCGTCGTGACGGTGGATGAAAAGTATCCTGACTATTTTCATGTATGGTGTCAAGTGCTTGATGACAAGGGCGAAGCGAAGGATCCATTTGATGATACGGGAGACCTTATGACACCGGAGAAAGCTTTGAAAGATTTAACAATCCCCGCATGGCGCACTTTGGATGTGGTTGTGTACGCCGGAAATAACAAATATAAAACTATAAAGCAAAGAGTTTATTGTTTTAGCTTTACGGATCTTGCCGCGCAGAACGGCTGGGACCGCGTTGGTCCCGCGGGAGGCAAATCCGCGCATAAATTGGCGAGTGGAAAACAGAGCCTTTCAATTGGGAAAACGGAGTGGTGGCACTTTCAAAATGCCCGCGGTCTTAAAGCTGGGGATAAATTTGTCGACATTCTTGCAACCATAGGTATGGGACTCGACTCCGCCACAAAAGAGAACTCGCTAAGTAAAATAGAAAAAAATTGGGGCCGAACCGTAAAGGTGTGTAATGGGACAAAAACAGAAGACAAAACAGTAAAACAGTGGCCTCTGAGAGACAAAGTTAGACTATCTAGCAATAGAAAAGCATTTACTTTGGGAAGAAGAGGGTCTCTACAAAGATTTTACAAGAAGCAAACAGGTGCTACCAAGTTAGGCCCCTGTTAACAACAATAGGAATAAAAATTTATGGCTTTAATACTAACTGCCGCCGCCACAAAAATTGGTACAAAAAAGCTCAATATTGTTTTCAATATCGATAAAGATTTCTCAACCCAAGAGAAACACTACTTCTTGCTTCCCGATGATCGGAGCAAGTTTGTCAACCTATTGAACGATATATATTCACGCCCAGGTCCCATATTGCCAACCCCATATTCGGGTCCGGAGGGGAAAAAGCTTTTTAAAGAAAATTTTATTGACTATACTTTAGATCAGAATTATTCATCTGTTTCGGTTGACAAGATTAACACGCATTATCAGACAATATTTACTTTACGCGACGCCGACTTTGATACACTTGCAGAATCAATTTCAAACGCCAATATGGTGTTTTCACGTTTTTTTAAGGAAGCTCAAAAGAAACAGGACCAAACGTTACTCGATTATCTTGAACGACACCCAGACCTTCCGAACATACCCGAGAAACCATCCGGAATCC